TTAATACTGACCAAGCGACCACGTAAACGTGGCGTCACATATTCGGTTGCTTCTGTCAGTGTAAACGGGCCATAAGCAATTGGAGCTTCGCCAGCATATTGTGTCACGTAGAACGTCAAAAGTAAGTTTGCGTTTTGCACCCCCCCATAATATCCCCACTTAGCATCAGGCCAGAATTGATCAACAAATGTTAGAACGTCGCCATCATTAAGCTGAAAGTAACCGGTCTGGAAAAACGAATTCATTGCCTGACCGTCAGCATCAGTTGATGTTTCGTGCTGCACAATCACATTGTCTGGTGTCGCGCCAATTGGTGGTCCAAACACGGACTGGTTAATCCATGCCGTTCGCCCAATAGCGCCAAAGTCCCACTGATTAAGATAAATATTATATTTAACGTAATGACTAACTTCTCCTCCATTTCCAACAGTTGGATAATACCAAGACACTTCACCAAATCGCGAATTTGGAGCAATTCGGATCTTATCAAGATTGTTTGTATCTAAGTCTTGGAAGATCACGTCCCAAATAGGACATGCAATTGGCTCAACACCACCACCGGCAAGACGGAAGAACTGCGACTGGCTCATCCAGTAAACGACGCCGTTTATTGAAATGGATGCCTTTGGCGCGATAAGACCGCACCCTGTGCCAATTTCGTTGAATGAATAAACGTAGGGCGGGCCAACATATTGCATGGCCCAAATAGCCAAGTCAGTCCAAACAAGGCCCTGTTGTGGCCCCTGAATACAACCAACGACCTTTGAGCCTTTGGGAATTCTATATGAACCAGCTTGATTTGTTACAGTACCTGCCCAAACATTAAAATCGCCAACATCGCTCCAACGTATCAAAAGAGGGTCAACAATTCCAGTAAAGGTAGAACCCCAAGACACAATCTGGCGTTGCGGCATTGAAACAAACATACCCCGATTTACAGGGGGCGCTGTTGGTATAATTGTAGCTACCGGCGTTCCAGCATCAGGCTGGTAATAGTAAATACCACCGCCTGTGAGATAATCATCTGGCTGGCCGGGATCTGTGCTTACATTATTTGGGCAAGCAACAAGGAACTCACCCCAGTTATCCAGTGTCCAATCAGTACAATTAAGAGTTGGAATTGTATTAAGAGTTATAAGACCCGCCACGGTTTGCGGACCGGTTGTTGCGTTAAGATATGATATTGTGTTTGATGCAACCAAGCCACCAGAAACATAGGCTGTTGTTGTAGCGGATGCAAACTCAACCGTTGTTGTTGTTGAATTTGTTACTGTCCACGTTCCATTGTAAGCAGCTGGTGTAACACCAGACAACGTAAATACAGTACCAACTTCAATGGCAACACTGCCGCCGTGCGTGACTGTAACTGTTGTTCCACTTCCAACAATGTTGGTTACATAAAAAATATTTGATGTTGATCCAGTTATAGAAACAGGCGCTCCAGTATTATACCCGGAAGGAGTGATACCACTTACTGTTAAACTTGTACCTACAGCAAGTTTTGTGTTTGTTGTGTGACTTATTGTTGCTGTGATCCCGTCACCTTTTGCCCCAATAGTGACCATTTGTCTAAAAGCTGTTGGCGGGACGCCAGTTCCATAACCATTTAAACCGTACCCCCCAATTCCATAGCCTGAACCAGCCGGTAGAGGGCCAATACCGTTGTAATAAGTAAAACGCGCCAACCCATTATTTAAAACGCGCGTTTGCGTGGATGAGGCCAAGTTATTTGCATTAATAATAAATGATACGTTTGCAACTGCATTTGTAACAATATAATTTCCAAATAAAGTTACACCACCAATTTCAGTTGGAATTAAAATTGTAAAAGTATCGCCGTTTGAATATAAATGGTCTGTAAAATTAACAGTAACCTGTGCAGATCCTGAAGATGTTGTAAAAGATGGAATGTTTCCAGCGTTGTTTACAGTAGATGTTGCTAGTTGATCAAAACCAATTGCATCTGTTGCTATAATTGAATAAGTACCAGAGCTTAATGCGGTACAGCGATAAAGACCCTGCAACCGCAGGCCACCGATAGTGATTGGCGTCTCAATCCAAACAGCATCATAATTATCAATATTGCTATTGCTGTCAGTAATTGTTACAACAGGGGTGTTAACAACAGTTGAAAAATTTACTGGGGGGTTAACTACATAATATTGTGGCGTAATGGTTCTGAGAGAACCTTCGCTAATTGTGTTAAGGCTTTCTTCAGCGCCAACGCTAAGGTAACTAATATCATTTAATGTCTGCCAAGCCCACAGACACCTTACTTTAGATCCAATAGGACTGCTGTAGAAACGGGTCCACCCGCCAAGCTTTTGAACAAGCCCTAGCCCATTTCGATCAGGAACAAAACGAACAAGGTTTGTAGAAGAAATTGCAGCTTCGTTAAGTGCTAGTGTTTTATTCTGATCTACGCCCGGTATAAGTTTAAGTGATGCATGTGGCATTTACATCACCGCGTCGGCGTTGCAACAACAGGAAGAGACATAGAAGACCAAGCAGATGACTGAAACTTCTTCCGCATTTCTTCCATTGTTGCGCCGGTCATTAGTGTTTTATATTGGCTTTCGTAAGACTGCGCCATTGCTGGATCGTCAGATTGACGGCCAAAATTTCGCTGGTATCCAGATACAAAAATCATAGATGCCATTAAAAGCAAGTCTGGCAAATAAAGGCTAATGAACGTGGTTGTGTTTGTTGACGAAAGACTGTCTGGACGAATTGTTCCAACGATTTCTACTGTGTATGTATTATCGGGCCAAGGACCAACAATCATTTTGTTCTGATCAATCATTGCAAAATATGATGGCGGGGCAAGCCCGGCTGGACTTGGGTATACGTTGTTCAGGTATTCTTTAGTTGTTGGTAGCAAAGGCTGGCGCGTACCATTATCTGGTATTGTTGTATTGGCTGGCAGAATAAGATTAACCTCTTGAATTGTAACAAAAGCGCTTGCAGGTACGTTAATGTTTCTGTTTGCTACAGATACAGAATAGTTTGAATTTACAGATACGGTCGAAAGAAAATCCAGATCCCGGTAAATGCGGTTTTCGGCGTATGTGATCGCTTGCGGAATAAGGATCGTGAAGGGGTCTGTAGGGTCCGCTAAGTTAAGCTTAACGACAGCCAAGTTGGCAAGCTGCTCAACGTAGCTGTTGGTCCCTGCGACTGTGCCGTTATATGATAAGCCAGTAGTCACAATTTATCCCTTTCGATAAAGCATTTTAGCATTTATTTGCGCTTATCGCACCACCCGTCCCTACGGGCGTTATTGACCTTAACCTCTCTAATAGTTTGGTCTGTATCCTTGGATGACCACGATATTGGCATCCAAACCTCACAGACAGCCGTATTAGTCGCGGTTATAGCCATCGGGCCTGCGCAGCCCGCCATCAGTAGTGTCAACAGAATTACCGGCGCGAATCGCATCCTGTGTCCTCTTCAATACATCAACAGTTCCGCGAACAATGACATCAGACGCGCCATCGGAGCGAACCTTCATATACAGACCGCCGCCAAGAACAATGACAGCAACAGCTATCACGATGTACTTGCCGATTGGCGTGAATAGGAAGGGAGGTATCATTCTCCGTCCTCTTGCAGCCTCTGCCTCCGCCAATACCAGATCGCCAGACCCGCCACAACGATAAGGACTGGCAGCAAAAAGCTTGGCGACATAAGCATGCTAAGAAGGCTATTGACGCTATCACCAGCCTGCTTAACCGTGTCAGCAACATCCTTAGCCGCTGTGATGCCGCCCAAGCCTGCAGTGATAAGAGCAGCATTGCCTTCCTTAGACTGCGCCATAGTCTTTGACGGTTTTGGCAAATCCGGCTCAACACGGGCATCGTCTCCAATAGAACTTGTTTCGTCTACTCCGCGCCAGAGAGCGGCTTCTGCACGACGCCTGCGGACAAGGCCGGGGAGATCTTTCCCGCCAGCCTTGGTCCACTTCATAAGTTCACCCGGCACAGCATTATACTGGCCAGCGTTTAACTTCTTAAGAAGCGTAGACTTCTGAAATGCACCAGCGCCGACATTGTAGACAAAGCTGACAAGGGCATCAAACTGGTTCTGCGTCAGGGGAACCTTTACTGAGTTATTAATGGCATCTTCATACTGATTAAGATCGTTGTTTAGGATCTCATAGGCTTCCTGAACATTAATGGTCATTCCCGGCTTAACTTCTGGCGCGCCTGCAGCTGAAGTGTGACCAATACCAATTGTCCATACATCTGCGGGGCATTTATATGCCGTCAGGCGGATGCCTTCAAATTGCTTAATAAGGTTAAGGCCAGCTTTAGAGACTTTCATTTGTCAGCCTTTTTGTCGTTCAACGCATCAATCTTGCGGAACATTTCCCCTAAGATTTCTTTAATTTCACGGATGCCTTCTTTAAATTCATCTTTAGCCAAATATGTTTTAGGGAGGTCCCGCTCTAAACTATGCAGGTCCTCCCTGAGTGATGCCACAGCGTCCCAAAGCGCACGCGCAAACCAACCAATGGCAGCTACAACGCAGCCCATGGCAATATTAAATAGCGTCTGGTAATCCATCGCTCACGTCACCCTCCCCCTCCGAAGAAATGTGGCGCTGAATATACTCTAAATTGGCCTTCAATCGTAGGTCTTCTGGCGCATGCTCTAGAGCCAATTTCGCCTGTTCTAAGGCAAGATCGTGAAGGCCTAGCTGCCATGCAGAAATGCTGGCCAGATCGTGCGCCCAATACCCCCACACAGTAGGGTCACATGTATAGACCAACTGCTTATCTTTGATCGATAAAGCCTTCATAGACGCGCCAAAGCATTCTGCCCACTCTTGCCTGCGATAAAGCCACATAGCCAGATCACACCACGGCTCACGGGTATTGGGAGCCTCTGCGCACGCCCTCCGATACCATGCCACGGCCTCATATGCGTTGCCGACATGATCATAAGCCTTACCCAGCAAGCGCATGGCGTAGCAGCGCTCATTAGGCCACTTGGCCTCTGGCATCTCCAAATACAGATGAAGAGCCTTAATCGCTTCGTTCCACTTGCTGTAGAACGTCAGTTCGCGGGCATAATAGAAGGCATTACGCGGGCAACGCGGATCTTCCTTAACCGACAGTTCCAAAAGGTCTAGGTACTGCCCCCGGCTCTTGGTCGGGTCAGGATGATGGCTAACCAAGAGCATATCGGTATATGCCCAGACTTCTGTGATTCGCTTGTCGTATACAGGGTACTCATGGCACGGGTGGTGCCAGAAATATCCATGGCGCGCATGGATCTTTTGATAGGCAAACCTAATCCCGTGGCCCCAATCGAATAGATATTGCAGGCGGGTTGTGTCACCGGTTTTCCAGACACGCTCTATCTCTTCGCGCCATCCGGGCTCCAATATTTCATCCAGATCAAGACTGATGCATACATCAATGTCTCTTGGGAGGAGAGCCAGAGCCGCGTTACGGGCATGGTCAAATCTCCAAGGAGTGATGCAGATACTGTGAACGGCAATGCCATTGCGCTGACAGGCTTCAATAGTTCCGTCAGAACTTCCGGTGTCTGCGACCATGATGAGGTCGGCATCTTTGCAAGCCTCTGCGAACCGTTCTACAAACTTTTCTTCGTTCTTGCTTATAGCATAGACTGCTATTTTGAGTCCCATAGGAAACCTTGAATAAACGTAGACCCCAATTTCGCCATCTAAACGATAATAAGAAGGCGCGCCAAAGGCTTGAACAACATCGTCATGGGACCAATTGTCCGTAACGTGTGCTTCATAAGGATTGCCTTCATATTCACCCTGCGGATAGTGACCGATAGGGATGCTAATAATTACAGTATCTGCACACTTTTTTAATTTTTGGACAAGAACTTGCGCATCGGCAACAGACATATGCTCTAAAACGTCACCAGCAAAGGCGACATCAAAATGCCCTTCAAGCTCTACTTGGCGCGCATCTTCAATAATCAGGTTATTATAAAGACTGCGCAAACCATACTTTTCAACGTATGGCTCCCATACCTCTACACCAGTCCAGTCCTTGCAGGGAAACATTTTGGCATAGGTTCCGACACCCGCGCCAATATCAAGCATCCGCTCCTTGCGCGGCAGCTTTGACATAACCCATTTAATAACGGTCTTACCGTTTTCAGAACTAAATGGCATTACTTCCCCCTCTAGAAGTTTTAGACCGTCTCCCAAACCTCATCAGGCTCAGTAGGCCACGGGTCTACCACGACTGGCGGGTTTACAGCAATCTGCCGAAGCTGGTTGCGATATTCAAGGAAAGCATTCTGGTTAGCTAAGAATGGGTTTGATTGCGCCGGATCGGCAACTGACGGAATAGCCGTCCAATCCGTGGCGCTCAGAAGGCTGCTGGCTTGCTGCTTATTGGCCTGCTTGCGCTGTTCGTCTACATACGCCTGCTGCTCTGGCGTATTGGTTCCGACAACCCAAGTCGTGTACCATTGTCCCGCCATCTCTTCTGGCGCGCCAGCTACAACGTATTGCGTCAGAGGATCATACGGAGGCTGTGGCGATTCCAACACTGGAAATAGCTGATACCCAAGCTCTGTCGCCGCGTTCGTTTGCGGGAACCAGTACATCACATCCTGATTGCTGCCGAAGTTGGTATATGGGTTTTCAGCCTGCAAGTTAGAGAACGTGTAGGGGTATGTGATGATTTGGTTTTGTGCGTTTACTTCGACGTAGTTTGTCATTGTTCCCTCACGCGGCTTTCGCGCCATAGGAGAAGCCCATCTTATTACGACGCGC